ACTCCTCTATGTATGTGATTTGCATCTCGTACTCGTAGAAGTCAGCAACGTGGGCAAAGCCGAGCCACTTGGCAAGAATCTCATCGGAGTTCTTGTCATCGGGGTTGTAGTCCTCAAGGGCATCCCAATAAGACTGCGGTAGTAGGTCGGCATCTTCAAGCCAAAACTTTAGGTCGTTGTATGTGAATATCATCTTACAGGTTAATTAGAAATTCAACAAAGGCAAGGCTACCAATAAGAGTAAAGATAATCGCAACGGAAGCGATTGTCTTGGCGATAAGAACTTTTAGATTATGCATTTTCGTTAAGTGTTTCGTTAATAAGTTCCTCAAGGTCTAAATTCTCATTAGCAAACTCATATAAGGATGCGTATGCAAGTTGAGCAAGGTTTGTTATTGGACCAAGTTCCATCTTGTCCCACTCGTTGCAAGGAGCAAGCTCTTTGCAAATGTCCCAACAAACATTGTAGTAAATAACATCGTTGTCAATGTCATTCTGAAGCTGCTCGCAAAGTTCTCCGTAGTCGGGAGTATTGCCATTATCTATTTCTTCAATAATATATTCTTTTAACGCTTCTTTTTGCTCCTCGAGCCATTTGTATTTATTAAACATTTTGATTGGTTTTATTTAATTGATTGGTTTATCTATGTGTAAATATATAACAAATAAGTTAATTATTAACACTTAAAAAAAAATAAATAAAAAAAAAGAGGACTACTTGCCCTCTCTGAATTGTGTGTAGCAAACTGCTACTGCTTGGTCTTTGTCTTGGTACTCGCTTCCGATAGCCTCCAAGCAGCGTTGGATGTATTCGGCTTGCTTTTCTCCGCTTTGAACTTTAGGTATTGGCATAGTGTAAAAATAAATTGATTTGATTAAATAGTTGCTCCTTATCTAAGATGCCTTCCTTGCCGTAGTAAACATAAACATAGGGTGCGAACTCCTGCTTGTAGCGCTCATTCTTGGCGCGGTGCGCCTCCTTTGCACGGAGTTGGTAGGGACTGCCCATTGCCTTGTAGGATTCGGGCTTTATCTGCAAGCCAAGCATCAGGGTTTTATTGTAAAACATCTCCGCATCAATGCAATAGTCGTGGTCAATGTTAAAGGTGGTCTTCTTGAAGTTCGCATCGGGGAACGCAGCGTTCAGCTCCTTTACCACGATCAGCTCCTTTTGGTAGCCATTCCAAGTCTGCCCGATTACACGATGCCAAATGTATTTTTTGATATGTTGCTCATCAACATTCGGGAGCTTGCTCTTTAGTTCTTCAAATACAACTGTAAGACCTGCAAAGCCTTGCATCTCCTTGTAGTATTCTTGCCACCCTTCCTGTGTGTTTAGGGTGGTGCTTTCATAATAATCAGAGATTAACCGCATACACTCACCGACATACAACTTGCCAAAGAATTGGTTTATCTGTGAGTTCTTGTTTAGCTCACTAAATAAAGTGTTTGGTATGTCAATAGTATAAAACACTAATAGGCGTTGTAAAGTGTCTCAAGCTCCTGCAACCTACCACGAAGGCAAGAGCCGCAGTTAGTTGGCTTTACCGAATCCTTAAAAACTCGGTTGTAGATTCTATTCACCTCCGTCTGCTCAATAGCGGTCACGGTGTTCCTGCCTCGCATCTTGCCAACAAACTCGTATTCTTCTTTGGTCAAGCATTCAGGCTTTCTGTAACGGAATAGCTTGTTCAGTTTCTCCTTACGAGCATCGCAACCGCAGTCAACTCCCGTTGCTTCGCTGAACCAATCTACCGCAGTCTTGATGCCTGTGGCGGTTGTGATTTGCTCTATGGTATCACCCAAGCCGCTTGGCTTCTTTGTACGCTTCGTAGGTGTCTTGACAGTCTTCTTGGATTCGCTCTCTTGCATTTTTTAGTGTGTTGAATATGGAACGTGCTGAAATCTTGGTCTCATCCGCTAAAGTACGGATGCTCATATCGGTGTTGTGGTATAGTGCAAATATCTTTTTATCGTACCAATGCCAATCGGTTTGTGTTGACCATACCCTGTCGTAGAGGGCTATGAGTTGCACCTCTGCATCCTCGTTGGCATCCTCGTAGATAAACTCCTCAAGGATGTCCACGTCTACAAACTCAAACCTTGACCTTGTGCGCATTAGGGTGGCGTACATATTGCGAAGCGTAACGTACACAAAAAAAGTATTGACCTCCGTCTCGTTGTACATTATCTTCTCTGCGTCATCAACGTATTTGTACAACCGAACGTACATTTCCTGTACAAGCTCTTGAGCAAGGTCATCACTTGCCCCGAAGCTCTTGCACATCCGAATCCAATCCGTCTGTCGCTTTGCTAATACTGCGAGGAGTCCCAAGTGATTTCAAAAATTATCACAAACAAAGCGAACTGAAGCTCGTGTTGTAAATCATCGCCATCTTGGTCAGTCGTAGAGGCGTAGTTTACGCCAAGCAACAATCCTGTCAGAGGCCAAATGTTTACTTTAAAATTCATCAAAGGTGCGTTTTAGAGTTAGGTATAATTCTTTATACTTAGATAACTCAGCAACGACTTCGTTTAGTTTATTTAGTTCAACCTGCAAAGATTCAAAGTCGGGCTTGTCAATGCAAGCCATAGGATTCTCTTCAAGAACGCAGCAAGCCACTTTGTAGTAGTGCTGATAGTCCCCGTACATAAGGCGGTCTTTGTGCATCCTTACGGCATAGGCTACGCTTGAATGGTCTTTCTCAATGGCCTCACCTAACTCGTGGAGCGTGGCGTGGTTGCGGAATGCTGATACGAATGCTGCTCTTGCGGTAGATTCCTTGTGTGCGCGGCCTCCGTTATCGGGAAAGCCCAAGCGTGCGAAGTATTGCTCTTTAGATACTTTTAGTTGACGTAGTTCAAATGGTCTCATTTGCATTTGCAGAGTTGAGCCCTGCCCTCTTTATGATTGGTTATTACTTTGGTTATCGGCATAGTAAAGTGTTTGTGGTCTTTCAGTCTTTTGAACTTCATCTCACTTGCCCACTCCACTAAATTGTCATCTTTATCTTGCACGATGGTGTAGTCCACAACGAGGTAGTCCACTCCATCTACTGCAAAGCATTCGTACTTCTGAAAGGGTGATAGGATTTGCTTCATAACGAGTCCTCAATAATTCCCTGTAAGCGTTGTATCTCGTATATCATCTGCTCGGCATCAACTCGCAGCTTTGAGTTAGCCAAGTACATTTCGTTCATCTTGCCTTCGGTGAATTGTCGGTAGTCAATGAACTGCTGCAAGAGTAGGTCAGCATAATGGCAGCTCATAACGTGGTGCAGGATGTCATCTTGTACTTCCCTGCCGTTTGCTTTGTCTGCTGCTTGCTTCGCCAACCACATCGCAGTACCCGCAAGCATCAACTGCTTCTCCCTAATGTATAGGTCGTGGCTATCGTCAGAAGGGTACATCGCGAGCAGGTGTTTCATCTAATTTAATTGGCAGCAAGTTACGCCCGTTGATAACAAAACCAACATTACCTAATACGCTCTGTAAAACAAGCGGTGTTTCAAGGGGCGTTATGCGCCCTCCCGACTCCATCTCCTTGACTTTACGAACGTGGATGTGCGTGTATATCCAATCTTGAGGATGAGCAGCAAAACGGTGAATCACAAGTACACAATCGCTGCGGTTGCCCCACTTGCCTCCACCTTCAATATCGGATGTATTTGGAGGCATCGCCATCCCTTCATACGGGTGGCCTTTGTAGAATGTCTTGCGCATTGCTTCGGTTACAGGGTGAGCGTTCACTATTGTTGTGACGTTGTTTTTATGAGCAAAGACCCGAAGGGCAGAGGCTACCTCATAGTGATATTCGTGCATCCCTGTCTTTCCAAGTTTCTTTTGGTCGGTACTTAAAGAATTGTAGGGGTCTATCAAAGCACCTGTGTAGTTCCATTCGTTCTTGATAGAGTTCATTACCTCAAGAAGTTCAAATGCGGTGAATAGCCTGTTGCCGTCTATGAATTGGAAGTACTCGTTGATGAAGTCAAGCTTGCGGTACATCATCCCCTCATCTATGCCTTGTATCGGTTTGCATACGAGGAACTCAATCAGCTTTCGCTTGAGGCTTGGCACTTCGTTTTCTGCGGAGTAGATAAGCCACTTCTTGCCGAAGTTATACGATTGCAAAAGCATTAGGTAAAGCAGCGTGTGGGTCTTGCCTACGTTAGCGTGGCCTACTACTACCACAAATTCACCGTCTTTAAGTCGAAGGTATTGGTCTATCTCATATACACCAAGTTTGCCCGTGTCGTAGTACTTGCCCTTGAGCGCACGTTGCAGGTATGGTAACGAAGATTCGTTAGATAGTAAGTCGGGATGTATCATTGTTTCTAATTGGTTGCAACAAATATAACAAAATAATTGACATAAAAAAACCCCTCCGTAGAGGGGCTTCACGCGACGACCTATTTAAAAACCAATCAGAAAGGGTCGTTGCGATTTGCAAAATGCTCGGTGTGTGAGGCAGGAGCTGCGCTCGCACCTGTCATCCAAGCGTTAAAGGTCTCTGCGTTGGCAAGGATGGTGTTAACATCGTGCTTCGCAGCACAAGCGTATTCAACCGCAGCCTTTAGAGCCACTTGGCGAATGATTGAAAGTGAGCGCTCATCGTTATTTTTAGGCGCAGATGAAGATGCTGATGAAGCTGATGGTGTGTACCCTCCACCGCCAAAAGAGTTAGGGCGTTGGATTTTCACCGTGCCTTTCTCGTTCTTGGTGTACTCAACCTCATCGCCTACTGCGTAGGGAGGGGTCTGTGATTTGGCAAAGGCAGTACCGAAGTCGCCATTGTCGAAGCGAATCTCTAACTTAAAGAGGTCTTGCCATTGCCCTGTTGGAGTGATAGAAATAATTTTAGGCATAGTATAGATTGGTTTTAAATAAATAGAATTGATTGCTGCTGCAAAACCTCAATATGAGCCTGAAGCTCTGCTACCTTGTTTTGAAGTGCTTGGATTTGTGCTTGTTGCACTTGCACCATTTCGGTGTAAACGTCTGAAGAAAAAGATAAAGTCATAACTGATTGGTTTTAAGTTATACAAATATACAACTTATTCTGTTACCACCCAACCCGTAAATGTAATTTCTGCGGTGTCTTTTGGAAGGGAGGGGTCGTAGGTCATCTTGATTCTGTCCACGTATTTGGGTGAGTCATCCTTCACTCCACCCCAAGTCTTGAAAGCATCAAGGGCGAACTTAATTGCCATCACGCTATTGTCTAAGTCGTAGCGGTAGTGGACTCTGCATTTTATTTCAACGTGGGCAATCTCGTATTTGTCCAACTGTTGCAGTTGTTGCAAGACTTCACCGCAATGCTTCTCTTTGGCTTTGGCTCGGACTGTCCAATGCTTGGAAGCGTAGAAGGCGTTGAGGCTTGGAACCTTGCCTACTACGACCTTGTAGGTTAGTTGTCGGGAATCAGATAGCCGCATTGGATGGCGAAGTGCAGGTCTATCTTGGCAATCTCACCGAGTAGCTCCTGCTCTTTATATTTCGCCTGTTGGCGAGATTGGTAGTCCGAGTCGCAGTTAGCCATCAGCGTAGCGCACTCCTCAAGGATAAAGTCAATCTTCCTGCGTTTGGCAGGGTTAGTATAGTACTGCATACTTGCCTGTTGTTGTTTGGCTTGATTGGCTTGTTGCTCGTTGTTCATCTTGGCGTTCAAGTTCAAAATTTAGGTGAGCGATTGCCTTGCGGATGTCATCGCAGATAGGGTTGTGAGGTTTCTTGCCTGCTCGCATTATGTAAGTTAGAGCCGTACCAAGATTGTAGTTGTCAGCTTGGAAGTCCATCACAACATCCTTCGCCTCTATCTTCAACGTCTTGCCAATGTAGTACTTTGGTGTCATTAGCCAAAGGTACATCATCCCAATAAATGTAGATGTGGTCATTCACTATTTAGAATTATTACAAATTAGCATAAGGGCTTTGCTATGTCAATTTTATTTTGTTTTTTATCAAAGTTGAATAGTTAACTTACTTAACTTAACTAATTAATCAACTATTAACTTGATTTAAATTAGTAGTTAGTCAACTTATAGCTTAACTAAGAAATCAACTAAATAAAGAAGTTGCGTTTTAACGCATCTAAATACATTAAGACATAAAACTATACCTCTTTAGGTATAAAGTCGCTTAAAACGGCTGTATTATATCTTAAAGGGTATAATTACTCGGTGAGTTTATCTACCCAACGCTTAACGATGTAGCCGCCTACCAAAATAAGCATAAGCAAAACTGCTCCTCCCTCAAGAGTCCATCCCCTCTGCTTTCGCTCCTTCGTTAGAATCTTGGTTTGTGTGACTCGGATGGTATCGGGCAAGCACGTTGCCTCAACGTACACCTTTCGGTCTATGTACTGAAGCTGAAGGCGTACCTTGTCTTGGTAGATGGTCGTGTCCTTGAATAGTTCGAGAGTGTCGGTTAGGTATTTTGTCTTGGTGACAATGACCGTGTCCCTTACAACTACACTCTGAAGGACGGGTTTCACAGTAGCGCAACTGCTAAGAGCCGCAAGAGTCGCAGTCAGCAGGATTGTCCACATTGCAAGTCGGTTGAGGGGCATCCTCAAGTTTGTTAAGCCATTCATCAAAAGAGGAGGTATTTAGTTTTGCCATTGTGTTTGACTGCTTTTAGGATTTGTTTTCGGTTCTTGCTACTTGAGTAACTAACGTGAACCCACGATGGCGCAGTATCAGAACCAAATTCCCAAATGAGTTGGTCAAAGTCTAAATTGTCTTTAATCCAATGAAACAACACATCGTTGCCACCATCAAACTTGAGGTCCGCAGCTTGAGCCTGTACGTGCTGAGAGGTCTTTGCTCCCCCTACTTTGCTATTCACCGCAGGGCTGCGGTATGCACTCGTTACTTTCACCGCACCTAAGGCATCTCTCGTGGGTTGTAAGACGTTTTCTGCAAGCGCACGGAGGTTGGGTTCTAAATGCTTGGGTAAAGCGTTAGGAAGCCCTGTTTTTGTAGCAGTCAGTTCTGCGAGGGTAAAGTTCTTGGTCACGTTTTCAATATCAAAAGTTGTGGGTTTTACACATTATGCGCATTTGAGTTTACACTTTGCACTTTTTGCATAATGCTTAGGTTGCCCTAAAGGGAAACTTCAGAACTACCGACCCTGTGACTTGTAGGGCTTGGAGTAGTTCTTACTCGCCTTATTGCTGCTTGCACTCTTGGAATGCTTGCCTCGCTTCTTGCTCTTACTTATCCGTTGGCTTACCGCCTGTTGCTTCGCCATCTTTAGGGTCTTTTAAAAACATAAGGGCGAAGGCTCCAACCATAAAAGTTGAAACCTCCGTTAAAGTTGCACGGCCTCCCCAAACGAGTACGAAGCATAGTGCTATAATAAGAAGCCCCAAGATGGTGGTCTTGGGGTTCTTGAAGATTCGCTCAATTAGCACCTTTGTCCCGCTTGTAGTCCCTTCGCCACTTCCAAAGAGTGTACGCAAGTGAGGTTACAAGTACGGCTAAACCCAATGCTTGATGGGCGTAGCTTACGAGAAGTCCTGCTCCCGTTAAAGACCAAGACGTGATTACGCTATCAGCCGACTCCTTTGTCATCTTTGTTTAGGGTGTTCTCGTATGCAGATACCAAGACACGAACCTCATCTAATTGCATTAGTAGATTCGCCTCTTGCTGCTTTAATGCATCAAGCCGTTGTTGTAGGTGTTCCATCAGTAGGGTAATTCCCTGCTAATTTACGCTTCTTCGCCTTCTGCTACAACTTCTGCAACAGGTGCAGGAATCATCGCCCAAGCATCGTTGGCAAGGGTGCGGTAGTAGCCATCAACTCCCAATACCTCATCGGCAGCAGGGTCGTTAACTGCAAGCACGGTGCGCCAATAAGATGAAGCGATTACTGCTCCGTCTTTGGTAACGTCTGTGGTTTTGCGGACTTCAATGGTTCCGTCTAATTTGACGTTGAATGCGCTGATGTATGTTACTTCTTCAATCATTTTGTTTATTGTTTATTATTTATACTAACATATAAGAACCTGTTCCCTTTGCTGAGATTCCCACAAAATTACTTTGTGTAAACCAAATCCTGTCAGAGTTGTCAAGTAGCATAATTCCCGCGTCTTCTACAGACGTTCCCGATACTGTTCCCCCACCTGCTTCAGCACCTGCAAACGGCAGGCCCGTAAAGTATGCACTTGTAGCAGAAACCTTAACGCCTCCCGAGAACGCAACTTTAATAGATACCAATGCTCCAATTTTAGTGTACTTGCCCGCTAAAGCAGTTGGGTTAGTAGTCCAACCAACAGGCACAGGAGTAAAAGTTCCTTCTTCGTAGTCATCAAGGGCGTTGGCTGCTGCGGTGTCCCCGTTGAATTGGATTCCGCCTGTTGCTAAACGAAGGTAGCCATCAGAAGTGATACGCATTTTCTCAATGTTGCCCGCAGCTTCTCTTGTTGTTACTACAAAAGCACCATTATTTGAGCCATATGATTCAGCAACAACACCAATACGAGCAGTAGGATTAGCATTGCCTCCATCTGTTGTTGTTTGAAGCGAAAGAAATGCACTATTTACTCCGCTACCTAAATCGGGTGGGCTATTGTAAATCCTTTCTACAACCTGCTGCGTACTTGTGGTGTATGTTCCCGTTTCTGCCGCAACTGCATCAAGGCGAGCAACAGGCGTACTCGTGCCGATGCCAACGTTGCCATTGTCAAGTACAACCATTGCAGGAGTAGTACCAAGAGTTAATCCTCCGTTTGTTGCGGTTGGCGTAAATTCTAACCCACCACTAATGTTTTGTTGTACACCTATAGACCAATTCTTATTAGAAGATGCTCCTGCTATCAATATGTTAGCACCTGCGTTTGCGGTTGCACTTCCCAATCTTACAGAAACACCATTACTTGTTAACGTAGCGTTGCCCGTTACTGCCAAAGTTCCCGATAAGGAAGCAGCAGTCGTAGACAAAGACAAAGAAGAATCGTTGCCTAATCCGTCAGTAAGTTTCTTTAGCGTACCGCTTAACGGCCCGTTATCCGTAACCTTAATAAGGCTATCGTATGTGTCCTGTGGGGTTGTCCCCGTTAATGTTGTTCCCATTTCTAATTATTCCAAGTTGTTGACCAAGTATTCCAAATTTCTTCTATCAACTGCCAAGCACCTTGCTCGTTGTTGCCGTAAAGGTTAGTAGTAGGATGACCATAAGACAATGGCTGAACCATACCCCAAGAGATACTATTCGTTGCTGCTGCTTGACCCCAATAGATGTCATTGTTTGCTGCTCCTTGTCCCCAATCGCCTTGAACTCCCATTGTCTAAATAACTCTTTAACTTCACAATGTTGCTACGCTTCGGAGTGTAGGTCTGTTTCTTCATATCTAAAGTACCCAAGATGAAAAGTTAGAGTCAGTATCGGGGTAAACGTCAGCGTTGTTGTTGGCGTTGTATTCGGGGAATGAGGCTTGGTTGTAGCTCATATAAGTGATGAACCTATCCGTATAATACTGCGCCAAGTCACGAGCCTTGCCTACCAAATAGTCCACCTCTATCTTCTCTGCGGTAGTGCTATTCTCGGAGTTGTGCTTGAACACCCCACCATTGCCGATGGTATAAGCAGCAAAAGGCAAGTACTCCACCATCGCGTAGTGAATCAACATCGGCTGCAAGTAGTCGTTCACCAACGCCAAGTAAGGATTAGCAAGAGTATTGGCGATGATGTCATTGCTGATTTTATCATACAACTTCGTTCCCGTATAGTTTTGCAGGTGTATCTCCTGTGCTATCTTAATAAACTGAATAAACTTGTCCGTGTCCACGTTACCGCCTATCGCGGTGTTGCGAACCAAGTCCTCTCGTTTAATCCATAATGCCGTTGCCATATCTTAGTTTTTATATCCTTTTGTTGGTGTTTCAATAGGTGCGATTGCAACGAGGCGGTCATTCTGTTCAGGGCGGAATCCCATGCGAATGGCTTGGTTTACGTTGATAATATCCGTGCCGTTCAAAGAGCCACCTCCGTAGATTTTGCCCTCTTTAGTTAGCTTCTTGCGGTAGATTCTACGCTCCCAACGATGGTAGCAGTTGGCTCCCCCTTTGAATAACCACACGCTATACTGCTCACCTTGTGCTTCCGCTCCGCCTTTTGAACTCAATGCCTCAACATCCTCCTTGCGGTAGACTCGGGCTGCCGAAAGTAAGGTGCGGCATAGCAGGCGGCTTTCGCCTTCAGCTTGTTTGCGTGTGCCTTTAGCGTAGAAGTATCGCACCTTGTATCGCTCCGTGTCTTGCTCGCTCTCCTGTTGTGCTGCAAGGTCGGTGCGTGAGTTGAGGTATGCCTCTACATCGTATTCTGCTCCTTCATCCTCAACGATGTCAGCCGTGATTAGGTCAAAGTCCTGCATCAGCTCCTCCTCGCTTTCGCCAAGACTTTCAATGTTCATTAGCAACTCTGCTGCAAGCTCATCACGCAGGAAGGGGCGATTGTCTTGCTTGGCAAGTTTCACGCCCGTCTCCTCCTCACGAGTCTCCATATCCATAGGCGTTACTACGTCTTCCGTAAACTCCAAAGGCTGAAGGGTCTTGAAGTACAAGTTTAGGCTGATGTCATTGTACGCAAGAATCATATCTATGCCATCAATGATAATCTCCTGCTTGGGGCGAATAACAAGGTTATCCAAAAGCGTAGAAGCGGTCTTCAGCTCATCAGCGTTATTGCCTAATCCCGAATTGTCCTTAATACCTAAAAGCATAGGGCTTACGATACGATGCGAAACCATTATCTTCTGCGTTGCCTCTGAACTCAAGAATTGGTACTGCTCCGCAGCATCCGATAACTGCACAGGGTCAACAGTGGCCGCAAGGTCTTTGTTATCGTTGAACGCAAGGATGAACTTGCCCGAGTTTGAACTACCGCTAAACTTCGTAGCAATCTGCTGCTCTATGCTCCTGCGCTCCTCCTCACTCGGTACTCCGTTGTTGAAGTTAATAAGCATAGAAGGGGCAAGGCCGTTCTGAATGTTGTTGATGTGGTAGTTGGCAATCTCCTCCTCAAGTTCTGCGTAGGGTAGGCCACCTTGATAGTCAACGGGGGAGTAGTAGTAGAATCCTGCTCGGTATGGCTTGATGTAAAGTATCTCCAAACCCTCACGGCTCTTGCCAAATGCAGGGATGCGCACGGGTGTCTCTCTCCTGCCTTTTACATCTTCCCAATCCTTTGCGTAGTAGTACGCCTCAATCTCTCCGTCTTCGTTGCACCTTGCGGCTCGTAACGTCTCTACGGGGATGTGCTGCACCTCTACAATCATATTGTGGTCTTGTGAGTACACAACCTGCATACTGCATTGCCCCATCATCACATAATCGGCAACCACCTTCTGCAAGCAGGCTTTCGTGAACAGGCCACGCATCGCTGCGTACTCGCTCGGCTTCTTGGCAGAGTCCGTTGCATCCAAGCCCTTACCGAAGGTCATATCCATCAAAGAGTTGAGGATAGCGTTGTTGGTTGGTGAGCCGTTATACCTGTCAATCAGATAGCCGAAGTAGTCGTTGTTGTCTCCGTATTCAACGTAGTCCTTGCCTTGCACCTCTTTAACAACAGGTGTGGTGTAGGAACTGAAGTTCACAACGTGGACTTTAGATGATGATGTACTCATTGTCATAGCTTGTTTCTTCGGTGTAGACGTTTTGGTTCACCGTAAATTTCTCGTAGTCTGTTTGCGAAGTTACGAATACCCTATCCCGATATATTAGATTTCCCGATGCGAATACCTTTAAGCCATAGAACCTATTGTTGACAAGGCTAAACGTGCCTGTAAGGGTCATAAAACCATTAGCAGAGGCAGCCGTAACCGCAGGTGTTGCGGTGGTGTTTGTTGATTCATCAATCAGCGCAATCGTAACGCTCGCAGGGAACGTGCGTGGTATGATTACTATTGCTTGTGGCGAGGCTGATACTTGAAGGATATGCATCTTAAATAAATAACCTTTTACTTTGGATTTGTTTGAAAATAGAAAAGGGGCTTACGCCCCTTTAACTATTCTGCCTTGCGGTAGGTTACGAGTTAGAACCCACTACAATCGTTTCAACTGCACCTGCAAGTCCTGCGAATGGATTGGCAACGGTAGCACCTGCGATGAAGTTAGCAGGAAGTTGCTCCTGTCCCTCCATTGTCAAAGTGTAGCCCGATAGGTCACCCATAGCAGCTCCTGTTACAATCGTTCCACCCGTTACTTCAGCTCCGTAATTCAGACCCATCATAAAGGCGTTGCCGTTGTAGTCTTGTACCACCACATAAGGGCGGCCATAAGCAAGCAACTTTAATTCTTTGTTGTCCTCTTTGGTGAGTTTGGTCAACGTCAAATTCAAAGTTTGCGTGAAGAAGGTAGTACCATTCTCACGGCTTGAGTTAAAGGTTTGCTCAAAAGAGCTATTGCCTTTTACCAAGTATTGATAAGCAGAGAAAGTACCACTGATGTTGGTAATCTCATCGTTGGTGAGGGTTACCGTACCCAAGTCACCGAAATCTACAAAGTACACGGCATAAATGCCACCTACTACGTCTTTACAGGGTACAGCCCTGCCTTTTGTTAAATCACAAGCCATTGTTTCTTTGTTTTATTAGAATTAAAAAAGAGGGCGAGGACATAGCCCAAGCCCCCTCTT